AGATTTGCAGCAGAGACATTGGAGGAACTCGGTTTCGAAAATGTCTATTACATCGCTGGACACTACTCGAGTTTACTTTAGTTTGACACCCAGAACCCTTCTCAACTTCTGAAGGATGGTAGGGTCTGGTATGGCTCGACCCGATTCGTAGGAACCAATGACACTCGCATTCACTCCGACCGCGATTGCTAAATCTTTTTGTGTTTTGAAACCTTTAGCAATACGTCCCTGTTGGATCATCTTGGCCATGGAAAGTGACACCTTCTTATGGGTGCCGATCTCCTCATCCTCCAGCTTCTGCTCTTTCGTACGTTCATAGTGCTTGGGTGGTGGGGGCTTGGCAGATTTTCCATGGATGACGACCGGAGTCCAGTCCTGGTGACTCATCTGTCTAGATAACACACCTTGTTTTTAAGATTCTTTCCAAGCGTTCTCTTTCTCTTTGCATAAATATTGTAATCTGGTCAATTTTACCCTCTAATGTCACCTGACCATGTTGCTTCATCATTGAAACGTTTCCGACACGTGTCAGATCAACCCATGACATTTTAGACTCGGGTGTCTTGCTATGATGTAAAGCTAATACAGCAGCATCTCGTTTGACGTCTCTAGGAAGTCCCTGTCCTTCATAACAGATGACAACATGTGACCCCGGGTAACCACTTGCATGCATCCACCAGTGTTGGGGATCACTCATGTTTGTGAGATGATCATTTTCTTTTGCATTCTGTCCAACTCTAACAACTATATTACCTGAGGCAGTATATTCCAACATCTCTTATATAAAAATTTAATCCTTATATTTATATATGGATCTCGTTCCTGTAAAACTCCTTAAAAATCAGGGTGTCAAAAAGAAGATTTTAAAAATGATGAAAGATAATCCGAGTATTGATAAGACGGATTATCTCGAAAGTCGTATAGAGACGAACACGGTTGCAAAAAAACTCATGGCTATCGAAAACGCTTCTGAACTTGCCAAACGTTTCTTATTCAAGGGTGACACATTCGATGCAATAGGAGAAGCCATTAAACTGGAATCACAGCAAAATTTCGATTTTTCCTGTAAACTGAATCATAGACGAACGAATGGTGTCGAATATATCCATCTCGAAAAGCACTACCCCGATACCGGCGAAGGTCACTTCGCACTCGCGAAAGTGAATCACAACAATAAAATCATAGAACTCTATGATTCAATGGGTAGTAAAAACCCTGAATTCAAGAAGGATTTACAGGAACGATTCCCGGAATATAAAAGGTTCTATAAGGGTCTACCCCTCCAACCTTCTGGTGGGATCGTATATAATACACCTACCGAATTTAACCAGAAAGCTAAGATTCGCTTCAAAACCAACGAAATGCTCATGAAGTCCTTTGAAATATCACAGTACGATGAATTATCTCAACACCATTTCTGTTACATAGAAGCGTTCGTCATGCTCATGCACAAAACACTCGGTACACCCATCGGACCTAAAGATCCACGTAACCGTCTTCCATTCCTTAAAAAGGTCATATGGGGTCTGGTTCATAAATTCACACCGATGTCTGAGCGAAAGGGGCCTGAATGGGAATATTTTGTCACAAACTTCAAATACTACATGGTCGTCACGGATGAAAAAAATAAGCGTCTCAAGCTCCAAAACATAGCTCAAGTGGCACCCAATGGAATACGTAGAAAGGTCCTATCAATTCGACTTCCTTCGAATATAACGAGTAAAACATCACTCAAAGAAATTGTCACGGTACAGTAAATGCACGTCGTTCTTAAACCCAGTCCATCTGTTGCACATAAATATCGCGTCATCCTACCAAGTAAAAGAGCCATCGATTTCGGTCAGAAGGGTGTCCAATATTACACTGATCATGGTGACGCCCGTCTCATGCGTGCACACCTTATTAGGAAAGGAGCTGTCATTCCTAAGAAGTTGCGGGTAGAGACAAATCACCATGAAATTCATCGGGGTATGTTGGCTATAGATGAAAGTGAGAAGGAAGATTGGGAAGACTTTTTCAGGGCAGAGTATTGGGAACGGTGGATGCTCCTGTCCTACCCCGATGTCAATAAGGCCAAACTCTACATGACAATGACCAAAGGTGTCCTCTTCATGCCTCAATCAGAAGACTTTTGGTACTGTGACAATAAAAATATAGATAGAATATAATGAGTTGTATCGTCGGACAATCGAAACGCGAAAACAATGTTGAAATAGAACCCATGGGGTGTAGACCAGTTAGTCCCGATGTGTGCAAATCTGGCTTCATGGCCCCGAGTGAGAATATAACGAAACCCAAGAAATCTTTGGATCAGTGCTGCAAATGCCAACCTGATAAACCATGCTCTTTCTGTATCAACCCATCTAAGTGTACAGAAGAGGAGATTGAACGATACATGGCGGATGAAGATGATGAATGTTTTTCTGATGACACGGAACTGTACGAACCGGTTCCACCAGAAGAACCCATGGAAGAATTCATCCCCGAAACGAAAGAAGCTGAGGAGAATGCTAATGTCTTATACTACATTTTAGCCGGGGGTATATGCATGTTTTTCATTGCACTTCTTTCACTGACCCGTTGATCCGAAACCACCCGAACCACGGCCAGTATCTTCTACGATATTGATCTCAGTGATAGGCGGTGTCTCACACTTCTCAAGAACGAGCTGAGCGATGCGATCACCCTTCTTAACCTCAAAGTCTTTGTCCCCATGATTGAAGAGAACGACTTTGACTTCACCCGTATAGTCTGGATCAATGACACCAGCCCCAACCTGGATACCATGCTTGACGGCGAGTCCGGATCGTGGTGCGACGCGTCCATATACTCCAGATGGGAGAACAACTGTGATCCCCGTGGAGACAAGCCCTCTTTCCGACGCACGAATAACACAGTCCATATTGCTGTAGAGGTCATAACCCACAGAACCATCGGAACCACGAGTAGGAATAATAGAATCATAGGACAGTTTCTTGACCCCAAGGGACATTGTATTTTATAAACGACACTTCTCCTTATATTCCTTCACGAGGATTAGTTTCGCTTCAGGTAAACCCTTATTTGGTGGGTATTTACAAAAGTTTTTACAACGACAATGTTTCGTCTTTGAGAAGCACTCCTTCTTGGTGGCATAACATCGCAATGGTAAGTAGATATCCTTCGACATGTAACGCAAAATCCGATCGATGAATATCATTATTTGATTATAATTTCTACCTTTTAATTAGATGAATCACTGTCTCGTATTCGGAGCCCGGGGCCACCTGGCACAGACGAGGATCATCCCAGCCCTGAACAAACTGGAATGTCCACATACACCTATATCACGGAGTGTTGTTTCAAATCTACAACATCTCGAGAATACGTCAAACGTTGTCGCCTACATGTCTATTCCAACCCACAATTTTTGTGAAAACGTCGAACCCTATATGAATGTCGTCAACCCAACCTACATCTTGGAAAAACCTCACGGACATTCTCTGGAAGACTTTGAAAGAATACAATCGTTTGTAAAGACAAATGATATGAACGTTCTCTATAATGATCACTATCTCGGAAAGAGTATACTCGATCGAATTGAGTTACCTGACAACCTGGAAAAAATTAAAATCACACTCCATGAAAGCCCCGATATCAATCAACGAATCGAATACTTTGATAGTGTCGGTATAATTTTAGATATGTACCAGAGTCACTGTGTCTTGTTGTTCGCTACTCTGTTGGCTAGACACTTTAAGCAGACGAGGAAAGAAATTCTACATGATTTCAAATTTGTCAAGCCTCATGTCACACATATATCAAAGAGTGATCTCTACGTGGGTACAGCACCAACATCCTGTCGCGTATCGATGAAATATAAGGATATCTTTCTTGAAGCTGATATTTCAAAGATGGTACCGGACGAAAAAAGTATATCGATCAATGATCAGGATAACTACAACATGAATACCGGACGCTGTGCGTATGAAACAATTCTGGAAAAAATTAAGATGAACGACCTGTCCTCATGCATCGATGAACAAGAAGTCAGAGACCTATGGAATCACTTTTCAATAATGGAATGTTGACCAAAGTAATTACGTTGGGCCATCAAAAAATTTACAGACGTTCGGCGTTGATGCATAAAATCAAACTGTGTAAGAGCAGCCTGTACAGAAGGACACGGTATACCCGTTGCTGTACAGTACATAACAAACACTCTCGCGTCTTCGGCCGTCTGTTCGATGATGTCGTAGCAACTTTCCGCAATCATAGGACACTCAATGATCGTACCAGATGACCACGCATTGATTGTTCGACGCCGTTCGACGTTACGAGTATTCATGACATTGAAACCTTCGATGAGTGCCATAGCAAATACGAAACGTAGCGTGGAAGTTGCAATGTAGGGGTCAAACGCATAATTCAGATGCTGATTGACGTTAACCGCCTTGACATCACGACTCGTGAGTCTCGTATTAAGTGCAGCATTTAGAACAGGTGTGGGAATACCATACTCGGTAGCAACCTGTGAAGTCCATGATCCAGTGTTATTCATTTCTGCGACATCAAGGATCTTAGAAACGTTATAGTCACTCAACACTTTAAGAGCTGAGTTTACGATGTACCCATCAGCGTCAGTCTTTTTAGCTTCGTCAAGTGCCTGTTTCATGTAAAACGCATCCTGGTTACAGTATGCGTATACATCAGCGACACCCTGGAGCATACCGTATTCCACACCATTGTGAACCATCTTCGTAAAATGACCAACCCCATAATCATTACCCATATACGTAAAATTTTTACAGAAACTGGAAAAGAGATCGGTATTCTTAATGAACACATCTTCGTCGCAGCCAATCATCAAAGCAGGTCCCGAAAGGGCACCAAATGCACCACCCGATAGTCCAGTTCCGACGTAGTTCACGTTCTTCGACCTACACTTGGATCCCCTCTTTCTCGATGTCCTATAATGCTCATTGGAGCAGTCAATGATGGTATCGTTCGGGTCGAGTTTTCCAAGAAGGGATTTGACAACTCCGTCAGTGGCTTCACCATTTGGGAGAGCTGTGAAAATGGTGCGTGGAGTATCCATTTCCGAAATGAAGGTATCCATATCGGTGTGACCACGGATCGCGTCACTTTTGTTCGCTACTGCATCAACCTTTTCTTTTGTGCGACCATACACGTGGACATCACGAGAACGCTGGAGATTGAGAGCGAGGTTACCCCCGATAGCACCGAGACCGATGAGGCCAACCGAAGACATTGTGTTTTACTTACACGAGATTATTTTAAGTGTATAAAGATTACCATTCTTAAATATGCCCATCAAATACCTTGAATTCGGAGTTCACTATGGTATGAACCTGTGGGAGATTGCAGACACTTACTGTAAACATCCAGATACGGAGATGCACGCGATTGACCCATGGGTTGATTATGATAAATACGTCGAGTATGTCGGTGATCAGGATAAAATCTATAATCAGTTCCTAAAAAATTTGGACAATGCTTCACCTGAAGTAAAGAATAAACTCAAGATTCATCGCGGATTTTCTCGTGACGTGATTCCGACTCTGGAAGATGATACATTTGATATCATCTTTGTTGATGGAAACCACGAAGCTGAATGGGCCTTGGAAGACGCCGTTCTTTCGTGGCGTAAATTAAAGTCGGGGGGATGGATGATTCTCGATGACTATGGTCCCGACCCTGTGAACCCAACCGCGGGTTTACAGGCATTTGCGAGTGGATACAGGAACGTCATCGACATCGACAAGAGTGGTATCCATGACGGTCAGATGTTCATCAAAAAGAAATAATCGTAACTAACAGATGATACTCGTAGTACTATTTATCATATGGTTCTTCGTATATGCACGCATCTGTTCGTGTACAGACGAGCGATTCGTGTGTGCACGAACCGAATTTTATGGGTTCCAGTATGGACACCTTTTCTTTTATACGATTGCGGGAATGTTGTACCCGGACAAGTTCAAGACATGGATAGGTCTGGGATTCGCGTGGGAATTATTCGAATACTGGCTCTCGAGTAGACCAGACATCGTGAAAAAGCTCGGTGGGTGTTTGGGACGATACGAAGGGAGGGATGAAGGTCCTCCATGGCTTCGTAAGGTGTATGGCGGTAAACCAAAACAAGAAAATTTCATAGACCGTGCTCTCGGTATCAAGAACTCGACAGAACATACATGGCATTATTCAGTGGGTGAAAATGTGACGAACGTCGTCGGATTTTTAATTGGTAAATACCTCCTTCAATCGGGATCGAACCGATAATTTACAGATGTTTAGTTACCCGTTCACGATGATAAATTCATTCTTCTCCATAGTCTCTATGAGATCTCTGTAAATTTCAGTCAGTTTATCATAATCCTCGTGTACCCGGTCAGTTTCCCTCTTTTCTATACCGAGTTTACCAATACCCAAAAGTTCACTCAATTCATCTTGCTTTTCGAAAATGTCTTCATATTTGACACAATAAATACTGTAATTCCTGTCACCCAATCGAGTGTAGTTACCGTAAAACTCTTTCACGCCATAGAGGTCCTTAGAAGAATCGACGACATCTTGAATCGTGGTATTTCTATTGGTTTGGATGTGGTCTAGATGGAGGGGATCTGTAAATCTAGACAAAATCGACTTCACTGGATTCTTGTAGATGTAGATGACGTAATAATCACCGAGTGCTTCTTCGGGTATCTGGACACCGTTGAACCATTCAATGTACGTGTTCCCCCCACCATGACGACCTATAAACTCTAGTTTACTGGGTGGCATTCGACTATGCACGTGTTCGACATTACCATAGCGTTGCAACGCTTTACATAACATCTTGGAACCACAGCCACCATATGAACAAACGTAAAAGGTTTTCATATAATGTAATGATGCACGTATTCTTTAACATGATATGAAGTGAGGGTAAGTATTCCTCCACTTCGTATGATGGTTCTCCTTCAATCGGGATCGAACCGATGACCTCGCGATTAACAGTCGCACGCTCTAACCAACTGAGCTATGAAGGAATAGTCCTCTCTACCTGAATCGAACAGGTGACAAATGGAACTACAGTCCACTGCTCTACCAACTGAGCTAAGAGAGGGGAAGCTCCCACCAAGATTCGAACTTGGGGTGGTGGATTCAAAGTCCACAGTGTTAACCAACTACACTATAGGAGCGTGATCTCTTCCAATCGGGATCGAACCGATGACCTACAGATTAACAGTCTGCCGCTCTACCTACTGAGCTATGGAAGATAGTACTGAGAGTGGGGTTCGAACCCACGCGTGCGAACGCACAGACGATCTTAAGTCGTACCCCTTAGACCAACTCGGGCATCTCAGCTAATATATCTTATATTTGTATTAAATCTTTAAGCACTTTGGTGGTGGTTCAAAGGCTGTCTTTTCCTTTAGTTCTTGACGCTGTTTAAGTTTCTTAATGTCCGCACCCTGACAGTCATGTTTCGTTAGGTTGATACAACTTGGACAGAAGCTACCTTCACAATATTGACAATCAATGGGAACACCACACTTCTTGCGACACAGTTGGCAGGGCATACCTATTTTAAGTGTACATTTTTTAAATAAGTTAAAAGGGTGTAGTCTATGTAAACAAAAAAGAGATGCTGATCCTCCGAGCCATCTGGGGTACTCTATATGACATGACTCCTCATTACCTGGGTAATCTATGCACAATGACTAAGACAGTTTTATGGGATGCCCCTCAGCGTTTCTACCTTGATATTGAGCTGGAATACCTTCGATTGAAACGTATTTCTGAGCCTGAGCCTGAGCCTGAGCCTGAGCCTGAGCCTGAACCTGAACCTGAACCTGAACCTGAACCTGAACCTGAACCTGAACCTGAACCTGAACAGAAAAGATTGATCAATGCATTCCTAAGTCGGTTCTGGAGAATCTACAAGTAATGATGTTTACACAGGACTTTGCACTGGCCTTTTGTCAGGCTACGAACACACTCTGCACCGACGTTCAACGAGAGATTTGGAATCTCTGCATCCAAGAACCCGAGTGCCCACCGGCACCCAAAAAAAATGTTTAAAAGTTTTTTAGAGTTTGTCGGGGTGAGGACGAACACTCATCAACCAGTTTTGATCCGGGCCATCAATCAATGTAACGAAGTTCGTTACATTCAAGTATCTGAAAACTCTCATTCAGAGCGTCGAGAACTTCTTGATGTTCTCCTTACGAAGTGCAAAAGACTCATGTCCTTCGTAGTGGAGAAAGAATCTGATAGTGATACGTTCTATGATATCATGGAGTTGACGAACAAGGTGAGACTTGCCCTTTATAGAAATGACGATATCACACATCTGTATGACGAATTTAACGTGTATGCCTCTAAATACAAAAAAAATTCTAGATCATCGATGAATCTTAGCGACTTAGAGGTTTAATACAATGGTGAATAATGGAATGCCCCGTGTGTTACTGTGATACGAATCTTGTACAGTTGACGTGTGGGCATACTCTTTGTGCTTCGTGTACAAAGAAATGGTATCTTCAACACCGGGGTTGTGCGACATGTCCCATGTGTCGACAATCTCTGTGTTTTAGAAATATCATACACAAAAAAAAGCAATGGAATGTCGAACGTTGTCATCAACTTTACACAGAGTTTATTGATGAGCTGATATTTGATTGTACTGAAGAGTATTTCCCCTTTTTATTGCAGTGTATGTCAATCATACAGGATAGATATACATTTACGATGAAAAGTTACCCAGAAGTTACGAGTGATGCCATGGAGTTTATTTTACGATACTCGTGGATTCCACTCGAACCCGAAGATGTATATAATCATGACATCCCAACCTTCATGCACTACCTTTTTGTCAATAGAACTGAATATCACAACCTAAGTAGTTCACAATACATAAAATTTCAAGATGAAATGGATCTCTTCCATAAACTTATCGATCTTATTGACCGGAACTCGGAGAGGATCCCAGATGGGGACTATCTCCAGATGTGTGACACTATACAAGAACTTCGAAAGCAAGTGAAGCCACCATCGTTCTTGTTGAATCAGAACCAACCCCTACATTTACCGAGTGATCCCGATACCAATGCTCAGAGAGAAAGAGAACAGCTTCATCAGCGATGGAGGGAAGTTGATTACCCGGGTTTAAATGAATTCTTACGAGAGTTACATGAAGAGTGGTCCGAAACCTAAGTGAATAGGGACATTTGTAATTTTAAGAAACAATGGAAGAACTTATGAGTCTCATCGATAAAAACTCCCATAAAATACCCGAAGGTGATTATATCCGAATGTGTCGATTACTGAAAGAAATGTACAAAAGCAGGGATCGATTACTTGTTACACCTGATGTGGTTGGTGAAGATTTCATCATGACATCAGATGCATTCAATAAATGCCACACGTGGATCAGAAGTACGGAAGCTCTCCGAGACGCCTTCGAAGAACACGAAAAAGATCCAACAGATAAAGTGAAATTAGCAATCTATAAACAGATTCGAGAAGCATCTAACCTATATTGGAGAGAACTTAACCAAACGCATGGATGTGAGGAACTCATGTGGTTTGTGCACAGGGGAACACTCGCACAACGTGATTTCAGGTATTATGGTAGGGCGGTGCGGAGGGGTCAGGTCTAGGGAGTGATCGTACTTCAATACACGCGGAAGGATCTATCGTCCCTGGTGCGTGTAGTTGTTTTAGTCTAGATAATTCCTGTAATTGAATATGTATTTGTTTTAGTTCGTTGCATATCTTCACATACACCCACTCTCTCTTTGTTGGGAACATCTCATCATCCATGATATCCATGATTTTTCGTACGTGTTCCATACCTAAGTGAGGCTCAGAATTTATATTTTCAAGAAAAAAATGGGTTCTACCCGAAGCCATCCACTCCCTCCCGGTATTTTCGTTGAGATGAAGCCCTCCCCGGATGAGTTTGATAACTGGACCGAAGAGGATTTTGACAGGGAAATCAAAAGGCTTCGAGAGCGTGTCAGGGAACTCAAGTCCCAAAAGGTCACACGCGTCGATTATGAAGAAGTTGTACTGGATCCACCTGACGATGACGATGATGATATCGTGCACGACCCCGATGTTCGTGAGATGGTTGAGAATGGTGAACACACCTGTCACATGTTTGACACACCTTGCCAAGCATGCGAAGATGATGACGAGGAGGATGAGGCGATACAGAAAGTTGACAGGTTACGTGCTCATTTCTGTTAGCAAGTCAATTTCTTTCTCATAGGTTTGAGAGAGTAACAGGGATTTCAGGTCTCTAGTAAATGTAATGTATATTCTTGGTATATCTCCCCATAAACGCTCCGAACACACGAATGCGTCAATAGCCCCATCTCTCAACAAGGGTTCAAGTAAAGTCCAATTTGGTTCGTTGTATCGGATTTTTGTACACCCCCTAGCAAACCTTCTCGAATATATGTACCATGCCACGATGCTCTTATAGATGTGTATAGGTCGTTTCCCTTGCTCGAGACACTTCCGGAGAGAAGGTACCACGAAGGTGTGAAACTTTGTGAACCCATCCATACAGATTCTATCCAACTCATCGACGTTCGTCGCATCCGAAAATCGCTCCTCGACAGTATCGATGTAGTCGTATACATCGAAGGGTAGTTCAGTGTCAATCGAGGGGGCAATTTCTTCTCGTTGAAGCTGTTTGAAGTGTTTACGATGTGATGGGTCATTCATAACCTGATCGAATGTCGTGTAACCAGAGAGAACACCAATATAGGCGAGTGATGTGTGACCACCATTGAGAATCCTAATCTTCGTCTCTTCGTAGGGTCCAATATCATCACTGATGACGACACCAACCTTGGTCAGATCGGGGAAGTCTGTAGCGAACTTATTTTCAATGACCCATTGTGTATATTCTTCAGTTTGCACAGCAGTTGAACCATGACCAGGGAATACATTCTCGACTTCCTGACGGAGTGCGTCCGTCGTTCGAGGTGTAATGCGGTCGACCATACACGAAGGGAACTTGACATTTTCCCTGACCCACACAGCGAGTTCGTGTTGGTTGGTATGATATAGATACGCTAAAAATTGTGTTTCGAGAACGAGACCATTTTGGCGAATATTGTCACATGATAGGATCGTTATAGGACTTTTACGATTACGAAGACCACATGCCAAGTATTCAAAAAGTGGGGACCCTGGTGCGTAACCACTCTCTGTTACCGTGATAGTGACGAGATGAACACTGGGTAAAGTAAGCATATGTTTCGCGATCGTCCTATTTTTGGTCCAGTCGATGTAGTCAAGATGTGATCTAATCATCATGTATTTCGATGGTGTTTTCAATATGTAGTCATCAATCTCTCTGAAACCCTCATTTCTTAAGTTAACAGCTACGATACCCCAACGAAGATCTCCAGTTTCCTTCATGTACTCGTGAATGTACATCGCCTGGTGTGCCCTGTGAAAGTTTCCATACCCTATATGAACAATACCAGTCTGACATTCGGTCTTATTGTACATTCGTTAAGTTACTTAGACAAATTAAAATAAGAAAGATTAAGCATGGAAAATTTATTGAAGGCTATGCAACTAATAGATAAACACTCAAAGGTCTTACCAGAGGGTGATTACCTGGAAATCTGTAACAACTTGAAGAGTGCCTACAATAAACGGAGTGATCCAGTTATGTTTTTCGACTATGATAATTTTCATATCATCCCCACGAGTGACGATCAGCGTGTCGTCAGTTATTTCAATAACTATTATATTGACAGATCGATTGAACTCGACAGTGACTTTAATCAGTTACAGATAAACTATCTCGAAGGTGAACTGTCTAGTCATCAACCCATACGCCGCACATCCAAACCCATGCGTGAGAGGGTACTGAGACATTATAGTCGGATTCATGACGTCGACCCTGGACATTTCGATAAAAAGACTGTTACCCAATTATGTAAAAAGTACATGGAACTCGAAAACGATTTTAGAAGTCGGTACAGAGATGCGATCGTCAAACGTTTATATTGGCTCGAAGACTCAAACGACAATCTACAGGAGATATAAAGTTTAAACACGCGTGTCTTACAATGTTAGCTCTAGCTAGTTGCAGACCAATACTCACACCAAAACACACGAAGCGTTTTAAAGTATACGCTACAGCATATAAGAATGTTGACCCTTACCGTGAAACTTCCCTACGGTACATGGGGTACGCGAATGAGCTTGGTGAAGCTTTTACATCGTATCTCCCAGAGTGGGGTCTTCCCGCATCTTACTGTGTCGCCGCATCCTATGTCATGTTCGACACGATCGACAAGGGACAGAAGGCGTTTGATGCTGCCGAAGAAGAAGACAAAATCATTGACACTCTCCGAATTTCCACGGAAACTCTGACATGGCAGATGCTCGCTTCCGTCTTCTGGCCCGGATCGATCATCCGGGTGATTGTGAATCTATCCGCAAACATTGTTTCGAATGATGATTTACATTTTGTACCCACGATCGTAGGACTCCTCGCGATACCTCTCATCGTGAAACCCATCGATACTACAGTTGATAAACTGATGGAGAATTCTATTTCAAAAGTCATCAATGGTGAAATCAAAACACCTGAAGATGCGAGTGCTGCCTTCATGACAACGGCTGGTTCCTTTTCTGTACCACCGATCATGTTTTTTATCGCAGCCGCAATCAAAAAGTTGAAAACCTAAGTGGAATTGAAGTTGTCAGAAATAATATATAAAAATGGATAATCTCCGCAGTCTCATGCAATGTCTAGACGACATTTCCAAGATGATCCCCGAAGGCACCTACTTGGAAATGTGTGACAACCTCAAACAAGTTCATGATAACATCCCCAAGAATGATGATCCACCAGTGACTGATAACCGCGGTGTCCCATTCGCCCCTGTCCTAAATTTCGGTGATTCGGACTCTGAAAGTGAGAGTGAAAGTGATGAAGATGATTCGTGGCATCCCGGGTGGTATGATGAATGGGCTCAAAATGATGAAGGTCTTCGATTATTGGTACGTGATCTAAGAGTTGCCAATGCTAAATTGAGGACGTTGAAGCCCATCCAACGAATCACCAAGAAGGTCAAGGAGGCTGCCATGAAACATTTCACGAGTCATACACCAATTTTCGATACCAATATTTTCGAAGATACCGATTCAAGTGAAGCCACCTTTGAGAATTATGTTCGACTCACAGATTTTACTCATCTATCACAACCGGAACGTAAAGAACTCGTGAGCAAAAAGTTTGAGCGTAAAATTTATGAGGACTATAAGATGTTTGAAAATCACCGAATCGAAATGACGAAACACCAAGTCATGGAGTTGAAGAGGAACTTGGAGATTGAGATCAGAGATATGAAGGCTCGCCAAGATTACTTGCGAGTTCATTACAATTTGTAATAAAGAATTGAACACTGTATATTCTAAATATGTCCCTCACTTACGCGTTCGTCAAGCCCGTCGTCCCCACTGAATACTCCCGTCTCAAGACAACCCTCAAGAGGTCTACAGCTGGATATGGTACGGCTCTGAGTGCTTCCTACTTCATCACTCAGGGGGCAGACCAAGGTGTGTCGGCCGTTTTGGGAGCCGCCGCGTCGTACGCGTATGTGACCCTTCTATCGGATAGGGTGGACAAGTTTGAAAATTCGGCAATTCAGAAGGAGTTTTTGGCACCGCTGTGTGCCGCTGCTTTTGAAGTGTCGTGGAATAACGCACCTTTCGCGTTTGACTTTGATTATGGAGCTACTTTCGTGGGATTTCTCGCTTACAAGTTTGCCCTCACCACAGTCCTATACGAGACCGTTAAGGAGATGATGATTGGAGACAGCGAAGCCTTCTACGACACCGAGGAGAAGGTCTATAACGATCTTAGCGAAGACGACGGAG